ATCGCTTGGGACAAAATCTACACAGACACAGCGGCGATTCTGAACACAATGGGTGCGTACATCTTTGGGTTCTTTGACATCCTTGTTCACGGGGTGATGGCTACCTTCGACAACCTTGTGGCAGGAATCAAAATCGCTTGGACGATAGCCCAAGGATTTATCACGGGTGCGACTGACACGAAGGAACGCATCAAGGCAATCAACAACGAGAAAGACGCTAGGGCTGAACAGCGGATTCAAGAACGCCCCGGCATAAATGTTCGAGTAGCCAAGGCAAACAAAGAGAACGCGCAGGCAGAGCAGCAGTGGCGAGGGCGAGCGGGTGCCGTCATGGCTGGAGCCGAGGCGGACAAGGCTGCTAGGCAAGACGAGAACGCCAAGCGGGCCGCCGACCGTCGTGCCGGCGTTATCGCAGCCGAAGGGGCGCTATCGTCGCTTGTTGGCTCAAAAAGTGAGACCCGCGCCAAGAACGCGCAGGCTGACGATCTCATGGCTTCTATCAAGGGGGCGACGTCACTTGACCAGCTTGCTGGCGTCGGAAGCCTTGGCGATCAATTCACCACGATGCGTGACCTCGGGCGGCTAACGAGCGAGCAGGAAAAGTCGCTGTCTGATGCTCTTGATACTGCGTCCGAAAACCTCACGGCCACGGCTACTGGCAGCCTTGCGACTGCTGCCGCCGGGGCTGGTGCAGCTGCTGCCGACTCTGTCAAAAGCAAGGCAGAAGTCGCTGGCACGTTCTCGTCGGTCAACCTTGGCGGCATGGGCGTCGGATCATCGCTTGCAGAGCGTCAGCTAAAGACGCTTGAGAGCATTGACAGGAACACCAAGAACGCGCCGGGCGAAGGAAAGGTGGCAGCGTAATGGCAGACCTAGTCTGGATTGAGGACGGCGAATCACGGCAGGCGACGATTGTCCGTCGAGGCAAGAAGGCGACGTCGTCATACACCAAGTCATACAAGGTCTTCGGCACTGCCGACGACACGGTGTTGCACGCCGCAATCAATTCTCAAATCAGCAGCAGCGGATACGGCTGGCAGTACCCAGGCGTGTCAGACGCTCAGTTGTGGGTTGAGCAGTACAGCGTCGCGTATCTCGGCGACAATGCGTGGCAAGTCACGATCAACTACGAGAAGGCTGGCGCAGAGCCTTCAACGCCTGACCCGCTCAAGCGTGCTCGGTCCTTTGACACGACCGGCGGAACGCAGCACATCACGCAAGCGAAATCAGAGAAGGGATACGGCTTACTGGGCATTTCTCCTCCATCGCAATTCAACGTGATCGGAGTTGACGACAATGGCGTCAATGGCGTTGACATCGTAACGCCACAGCTGCAATGGCAAGAGTCGTATGACGTGCCAAATGCTTACGTCAACGCCACCTACGTGCGTGGATTGGCTGGTATGACGGGAACAACCAACAACGCGGCTTTTCGTGGTTTCGATGCTGGCGAAGTGCTGTTTATCGGATGTTCTGGCTCACAAGAGTGGGATAACCAGAAGGGAAGCGGGCCTTGGTCGCTTTCATATCGCTTCGTGGCATCCAAGAACGTGACTGGCGAAAGCATTGGCGGCATCTTTGTTGACAAGGGTGGGCACGAATACCTCTGGGTGAGGTATGAGAACGACGTGTCTGGCTATAGCCTTTTGAAAAAGCCCAAAGCAGTCTACGTCAATAAGGTCTACCGCGAATCGAATTTCGCGCTGCTTGGCATCGGCACGGGGTACACCTAATGCCTCGCCCAGACGGACGCATTGAGCCCGGCCAGCCGCTACGCGGTGCCATCTCGGCACGAGCGTGGAACCGGGCGCAGGATGCGGCTGATCTGGTGCTTGGTGCGTACGCAGGCACAGAAGGCGGTGCTCCCGGCTCGCCGGTGCTCAAGCCTTACACATGGGTCTACTGCAAGCCGTCTGTGACCGTTGCACGCTGGGGCGTGCTGGCGATCACTGGCGTGGCTATCACGCCTACGACATCGTCTGGCGGTGCGACAGCGTCGTTCGAGGAGATGCCCGTGCTGACAGGTGGCACGCCGTCCGCGACGACGACGGCCTGGTGCGTGGCGGTTGAGCCAATTGAGTCAGGGAAGATTGGCAAGGTGGCGGTCGGTGGAGTGGTGCAACTTAGGTCAACAGACCTCGGCAAGACGCCAGGCGCACAAGTGCTGTGGTCAGACTCAAACTGGGCGTTAGTTCGCCTTCAAGGCGGCGTTGTGCGAGGCACGTTCTCGGGCTCATGGGCAAAAGGCACCACAAAGACTGTCACCGACGCCAATCGTGGGTCAATTACCTACAGCGCAAAGAATTATTTTGCATCGCTTGCTGGCGGTGAAAGCAAGGCATGCGCGTTGTCGTTTGTTGTCGATGAATGGATTCTGATAGCTGCGGAGTGCTGACATGTTGGGATCAACATGTTTTCCGTGCTGTGCGACATGCGACTGCGTGCTGCCGTCGCGTCTTCTGGCGACCGTATTTTTCTCTGGCCTTCCGTCTCCTTCGCTTTATAACGCAGAGGTGTGGAGCGGATTTTCTGACCCCACAGGCGGAGTCACGCGCACGCTGTCTCTTGTTCGAGATGACACGAAGTTGTCATCAGCAAGCCAGTCTCCATTTATCCAAAGCGGCAGCGGTGGCGGCGCTGCGTACGTCTACAACTTCTTGTACGAGTCATCCGACTACGGTCAGTTTTCTTTTCCTGGCACGCAGTCTGACGCGGGATGCGTCTGGCCTGATGGGATTGTTCAACAGGAGTGCAAGTTGCAATTGTGGGGGCGAGACCGCATGACTTCCTCTGCGCCTGATGATGCGTGCTTTTACTGGAGTTTTTCGTATTCCGAGACATTGTGGCGAACAAAACGCACGTTTACCAACGGCGTTCAGGTTTCGGCCACATGCGGTCAGATGACAAGGGGCGCACAGCGGCTCGGCTCGCTGTCTGTCACTGACACGCAATATGGCTACGGATACAGAACGCGAGCGTTGACGAAAAGCGATGTAAGCGCTGGCAACTGCTTGGCATCAATGCTGACGCAGAAGCTTGTTCCGGTTTGGGAATGGGACAACCTATTCGGAGTGACTGAGCAACAGCAACTTGCTAGGAGTGGGTCGCTGTCGGTAGTCGCATCAGAATGAATTGCGTGTTCACAAGTGACGGCGTCTGCAAGAGGTGCGGCGTTTCAAGCCGCTGGCCTGACGTGCCGCGCAATTGCTTGCCTGGCTTGGGAGACATGGTTGCCGCTGGTCTGTCATCGCTGGGGATCACCAAGGAGCGAGTCAACGCGGTTGCCAAGTCTGTTGGCGTCAATGACTGCGGATGCCATGAGCGTCAGCGCAAGCTTAACGAACTAGGCCGGAAACTTGGGATCGGCGGCAATCTGCAAAACAGTTGACAGCCCTGCCACGCTGTAGGCATGGGACGCACCAAGCCACCAGCGAAGCCCGAGGCAGTGATCCTGCCGCCTGACCTCGATGACGACGAGGAGCACGCTGGCGGCGGCATCCCAGACGACGACGGCTGGATTCATCTCCAAGGCAAGGAGGCACAGCATGAAGACGAAAAGCCGAAGCGGCGGTCTGCTAGACGACGTGCGAAGGGCAGTAAGTGACGCTCGGCACGGGCCTGCGACGTGGTACGAGCGGCTCGCACCAGAGCACCGCGAGGAACTGGACGCCATCAAAGCAGAGTGGAAAGCTGGTGAGCTAGGTTCTCGCAGGAAGACGCTAGCTAGGGCGCTAGCCGAGAACATGCGTGTCCGTGGCATCTCTGACGTTGGTCTACAGGGGGTGCTTGCGTGGCTAGAAAGAGCTTGAGAGACGATGTCGCCGCCGAGGTCAGCCACTCGCAGCAACTCGCTGCTGACGCTGAACTGGCACGGCTGCGGTCAGAACTGGCAACGTACCGAAATAGGTACAAGGCGGCCCTCGCCCAGATTGACCGTGAGCGTGAGCGTGGTGACGCCCTAGTGCAGCTGCACGGCATTGAGGCTGCGAAGCAGTCCTTGACCAAATCTGTCAAAGGCCCAAAACACGCTGCCACGATGGTCGTGCTGCTCTCTGACATCCACTGCGAAGAGCGTGTCGATCCCGAGACGGTGAACGGGCTGAACGACTACAGCCTTGACGTATGTCAACTTCGCTTGAACGAACTGCATGAGCGGTTCTTCCGGCTACTTGAGCACGAACGCCAATTGGCGAAGATTGACCGCGTCGTTGTCTGGCTTGGCGGTGATTTCCTCAGTGGACACATTCACGACGACACGGCTGAACTGGCACAGCTTGCACCGCTGGCGGCTACCCGGTGGATTGGCGAGCGTCTGCGGGCGTTCATCGACGCAGTTGCCGATAGTGCGAAGTCTGTCGTCGTTGCCACCAACAGCGGCAACCACGGGCGAAGCACCGAAAAGCTACGCATCGGCACCGAGATGGAGCACTCGTTCGAGCAGCACCTATACCTCACGCTTGCCAGCAGCGAGAAGCGGAAGAATGTGCGGTGGCAAGTCGGCACCGGCTATCTGAACTATGTTGACCTCGATGGCTTTCTCGTCCGCTTCCACCACGGGCACGCCATCAAATACGGCGGCGGCATTGGCGGCATCACGATCCCTACCAACAAGGCCATCGCAGCGTGGGACGCTGTGAAACGGGCTGACCTTACGTGCTTCGGGCACTGGCACCAGTTCCAGTGGCTGCGAGCCGGTCGCTACGTCGCCAATGGCAGCGTCATCGGGCA